AAGGGCCACGCGGCAGCACCGCCGACTTACTTTATGTCGATGAGCTGCGAGAAATTGACGAGGCAACTTGGGCAGCCGTTACCCCGATTACCCGAGCCAGACCCAACGCCCAAGTGTTTTGGACATCGAATGCTGGCGATCTGACATCCAATGTGCTTAACGAACAACGCCGCCGCGCCCTGACCTTTGCCAGTGATCGGATGGGTTACTACGAATACAGCGCCCCAGCAGGTTCATCGGTTGACGACATCGAAGCCTGGAAAATGGCCAACCCTGCAATGGGCTACACAATAAACGAACAAAACATCAAGGATGCCGCAACCTTTGACAGCCCAGATGCGTTCAAAACTGAAACCCTTTGTATGTGGGTGGATGCTATCGACTCGCCTTGGCCAATGCAGGTATGGAACGAATGCGAAGCCGACATCATGCTTGAGGATGGGTTGCCGACTTGGATGGCAATGGATCTTAATTTCAATCGGGAGTTGGCTTGCCTGGTTACTTTGCAACAGCGAGAAAACGGCTATGGAGTATTCCTGCACGAATGGAAAAAAGAGGGCGGCATCAACGACTTGGAACTAGCTGGGGAAATAGCCGCATTGACTCGGCGCTATCGCCCAAGGGTGCTGGCCTATGATCCCAATACTGCTGGCTACATTGCGCCAAGACTTGCCCAGGCTGGAATCCCGACAGCGCCAACGCCTTGGAACTCGGCAGGATTCTCGATCATGTGCGACCAGGCAATGAACGCGATGCAATCTCGGCAGCTGCTACATCCTGCCCAGGAAACTATGCACAGCCACCTGGTCAGTTGCGCTCGCCGCCCGGCATCAGATGGCGGATGGCGTATTGCTAGACGAGCCGCGCAAGTACCGATCACAGCTGCGATCGCTTTGGTCATGGCGGTGGGTCACGCCACCGAGCCACAACAAAGTGTGAGCATCGTCAGCGCATAGGTGACAACACGCGCAACAAAGTGACAAAGCCTGACAAATTACACGAATGTCATTTGCCTATGGTGTAATGACAAAATGGGATTTATAGATTTTTTGCTGGGTACACCCACCGAAAAACCACAGATCGAAGCGCGTGCCGGTATCGCTATCCCGTTTTATCAGGATGCATATTTCACCCCGTTTAATACTTTTAGAGTGGACCGCACTAGCGCGATGCAAGTGCCAGCAGTTGCCAGAGCCAGGAACATCATCGCTGGAACTATTGCAACTCTTGGCCTTTACTCATACAACGAAATTACAGGCGCAAAAGTCGAGGGTCGCACGATCCTAAAGCAACCAGATCCAGCAATCCCACTAGCTGTGACTATGGCTTGGACAGTCGAGGATCTACTCTTTCATGGTCGCTCATTCTGGCAGGTGCTAGAGGTAAGCAACGAGGATGGCCGCCCGACACAGGCTCGCCGCATTGACCCAACTCGGGTAACTTTCACAACTGACTTAAACACCCAAGAGATCGTTAACGGCTTTTACATCGAGGGCGGCTTAATGCCCACAACTGGCGTCAACTCCCTAATTATGTTTAGCGGAATTGATGAGGGCATACTCAACCGAGGTGGCCGCACTATTTCAACTGCGCTCAAACTTGAGGAAGCAGTTCAGAGAATGGCCAGCGAGCCAAACCCGACAATGGTAATCAAGAATAGTGGAGTGGATCTACCGCCAGAGCAGGTGTCGAGCCTACTGGCGCAGTGGAAGCAAGCCCGAGCCACACGCTCAACCGCATACCTATCTGGCCCATTAGATGTCACGACTTTTGGTTACGATGCCGGACAAATGCAACTTACCGAATCACGCTTGAACACCGCAGCTGAAATTGCGCGTATGTGTAACATCCCTGCCTGGTACATTAACGCCGAATCAGCCAGCGCGACTTACTCCAACGTGAGCCAAGAGCGCCGAAGCCTTGTCGATTTCTCATTGCGCCCATTCATGAGCTGCATTGAGGAAAGATTGACCATGAATGACATCACCCCAAGAGGTCAAGAGGTCAGGTTCAATCTTGACGATTACTTGCGCGGCAACCCACTTGAGCAGATCGAGGTACTTGGCAAAATGCTTGAGTATGGCCTGATTGACGTTGAGGAAGCCCGTGAGGAAATGGACTTAGCACCGAGAGGAAATGAATCAAATGCTACTTAATTTTCAAGGCCAGGTATTGGCCGCCGACACAGTAACCCGAACCATCAAGGGCCTAGTCGTACCGTTTAGCAAGGTGGGCAACACTAGCGCTGGCCCTGTACGTTTTGAGTTTGGCGCGTTTGGCGACATTGACCCGAGCCAAATTGTTTTGAACATGGAACATGACCGCACTCGCCCATTGGGTCGCGGTATTGCTGGTAGCGAGGAAGTCACCCCAGCAGGTATTTCGATGGCATTTAAGATCGCGCCAACTGGCGCTGGCAATGATGCGCTAGTGGAAGCATCCGAGGGACTGCGCCCGGCATTTAGCATTGAAGCCAAAGTCAACGAATACACAGTCGAGAAAGGCGTGATGGTAATTTCATCCGCCAACCTTGAGGCCGTTGCTCATGTAACAAACCCAGCATTTAAGGATGCTCAGATTTCTGACGTAGCAGCTACCGAGGAAACCCCAGAAACCACCGAAGCGGAAATCCCCGCCGAGGAAAACCCACAGGAGAACACAGTGGAAGAAACAACCGCACCAGTGGCAGATGAAGTGACCGCAGCCGCGGTTGTTACTGCCGCAGCACCAGTGGCTTACGCAAAGCCACGTTCACCAATCAACAGCCAAGCATCGTACTTGGAACACAGCATCAAGGCCAAAATGGGCAACCATGATTCAGCCCAGTATGTTATGGCAGCCGATGACTCATTCAGCACGAACCCAGCGTTTACCCCAGTGCAGTATGTGAACAGCGTTATCGACACCACCATTGGCTCACGCCCAGCAATCGATGCAATCGGTTCACGCGCTATTACAGCCTCCGGTATGGTCATCTCACATCCAAAAATTACAACTGCCGGTACTGTGGCAGATACAAATGAGGGTGCTGGCCCATCAGAAACTGGAATTGTTTCCAGTTACGTCAACTTGGATGTAAACAAGTTTGCAGGAATGCAGCGCTACTCGGTAGAACTACTAGAGCGTTCATCCCCAGACTTTTTCCAGGCAATGGTCGACAACATGACACGCGCCTACAACAAGGCAACCGATGCAGCAGTGATCGCAGCTCTAACCGCAGGTGGAACACAAGCCACCGCAGTTGCAGCAACATCCGCTGGCATCATTTCCTATGTATCAACCGAAGCCCCAGCCGCTTACCTAGCAACTGGTGAACTTCCAAGCGCATACATCGCTGGCACATCCCAGTGGTCATTGCTAATGGGTGCAACCGACACGACTGGTCGCCCAATCTACAACGCATACAACCCACAGAACAATGGCGGAGTTGCTGGCCCACAGAGCCTACGCGGCAACGTGCTTGGACTTGATCTATACGTTGATCCAAATGCAGTTGCAACAACAATCGATGAGTCAGCATTCATTGTGACCCCATCATCCGTTGCAATCTACGAATCACCGATCCTACGCATGTCCACAAACGTGGTCACATCTGGAGAAATCGAAACAATGCTTTATGGCTACCTAGCCGTTGGCGTTTTGGTTGCCGGTGGAGTACGTCGCTTTAACCTGACCTAGTCAGAGTTAGTTAGAAGTGTGGGGGATGCGGCCCTGTGTCCCCCACACACTTACAAGATAAGGATTTAAGATGGCACTAATTACTATTAGCGAGCTAAAAGCCGTACTTGGTATTGGTGACATCTATGCTGATTCAGTCCTACAAGATGTAGTTGATTCAGCTGAAAGTGTTTTACTTTCGTATTTAATATTTGATGACGTAGCCATAAATGCAGTATCACTTACAAACAATGTTGCTCGCTTTTATTGTTATGACAATACCTTTGTAGTTGGACAAGCCTTGACTGTTAGCAGTTGTGGCTCACCATTTAATGGATCACGCACTGTTACAAAGACAGGCGTTGATGAATACGGCGTTACATTTTTTGAGGCAGCCATTACAAATGCCGACATTACTAAGCGCCAGATAATTCCAAATGGTCGCGCTGTATTAACTGGTCAAGCTAATCACTACGATACTGGACACCCGGCAGTACATGAGGCATGTTTAGCAATTGCCTGCGACATTTGGATAACTCGCACTGGCACATTAGGCCAGCAAGGTGTTGATTTCCAAAGCCCAGCACCATACCGATTGGGTAGATCAATGTTGACCCGAGTATCAGGTTTACTAGGTAAGCACTTAGACACAAGAGGCTTCCTTGGCTAATTTAGCAACATACCGATCCAACCTTGCCGCAACTCTTGCAGCTGCCGGGCGGGTAGTTTACTCATACCCAAAAGAAAACATCACGCCATCAGCCATCGTGCTAGTACCCGGATCGCCTTACATCACAGTGAGCGCAATCGGTGGGGCGCGATGCAATGTGCGATTCGACATCACCTGCATTGTGAATGCAGCTGACAACCAAGCGGCCTTGGCCAACTTGGAAACCCTAATTTTTAGTGTCACGGATCTACTAGCCAATAACATTTCGTTTTTGGGTGGATGGTCACAACCCACAGTCCAGCAGATCGGAAACGCCGACATGCTTATCAGCCAACTCAACATAGAGATGGTCACAACCAACTAGAAAGGCAAGTCATGCCAGCAACATACATAACTGGTCGGAATCTGACTTTGAGCATCAACTCTGTGTCATACGCTGACCAAGCATCAACCGTTACCCTTGAGCGCGAAAACAACCAGCAGGTACTAGAAGTGCTATCTGGCCGCGCCTACAAGACCG